AGCCCCGTGCCAGCCTGTCGCGGAGACATATGACGTCATATGTCTCCAACAAAAACATAACACACCGCTTCGCGGAGTAATTCAAAGAATAAAAACAACTCTTTATTCATTAATCATCACAATTATACATCAATATACATTCTCGTCTCCAGTGTGATCTTCATCGCATCACTGGAATAAATAATTAAATACAAATGCTGGGTCTGACTAATACCTGAACCCAGCTTAACAAACTTCCTAAAAGACTTAGTTACATCTTTACCAGCAGTACCAGAAGACTCAAGCTTTCCTCCTCCAACAATCGTAACTGTATCTTGAACAGACTCTTTCACCATCAACGAAGGATTACTGAAAGACGAACTCCAATTCGCAATAGGCGAATTACTCTTCACAATAAGATAATTAACTAATTCTCCAGGAGCCATAGTTAATGTTGCAATCAACATTACCTTCTTCATACTATACCTTGAACCATCAGCGAATGGCTTAACCTCCGCTCCAGTAACATCTCTCTTATTCAGAACAGACTCCACATGACTTACAACCTTAGACGAAGGAGGTTTGTAAGCAATTCGCGAATATTTTCTCCTTTGAGACCTCAGACCCTTTCTTCCCCATCGAACAGCAACCATCTTCGTTGTAAAATGACAACGAAGAAAACGAACAGAACATATTTATACCCACAATCAAACCGTGTTACCCGGTAATTAAAGCATCAATTTCTGCAGCTACAATCACTTTGCTTCGTCGCGAGCAAAGTAAAGCATCTTACTTTACTTAAAGCAATTAAAGTAAAGCGCGTAAAGTCAAATCAATACAGCTGTAAAGCATTATTCTTTAGACATGTGGACCATGACGCTCTTCCGTCAGATTCGTTCAGCTTAAGCGCTTCACTAGCATCACAGATCCTGAGCGTCCACGTGTCATCTAATCCAAGGGCTATTATTCCAAGTCAATATTTAGTCAAATGTCTCTGACCCCGGCACGGGGTAATACTA